TGATAGCTGTAATCTGCGTCAAACTTAATTAGATCTGAATCATGAAGTTGAATATTTGTTTGTTGCCAGTCCCAGGGCCTTGATCTAAAATTTGTAGTAACTATGTCACCGCTGGCAATCACCACACCTGCCTGATGACCAACGCTTTCAATATCTGGCACTGTTACTATATCATCAGCCCAGGTAGTATATTGATTTTTAGCATTAAACATGACCTTGGCCTGTGTGAAGTGCAACAGTCGGGCATGTTGATACTGATCAACTATAAAAACTTTTTTCATAACTTCTACGCAGGATGCCTGGCTTCAGATCAGCATGCACAATCATGTGCAGACGCCAAGAATCAGATTGATTAATTGCAAAATGTCTGTGGCTGGTATCTATGATAAATGCTCTACCAGACTCAAAAGGTATTTGACCGTAGTCTAAAAACTGTACTTTACAGTTGTCCGGATGCTCAATCGCTATATTACATTCGAATAACTGTGGATCTTTTCGATCTTGGTGTGGCATGATATAGCCTCCAGGTGCTAGCCACATGAATCTTATTCGCCCACATACTCCGGTGTCCCAATAGGTTTGTACAAATTCTGTGGTCACAGGACATTTATCTGCAATTGGTGTCCAAGACATGGTGCCTTGATCACTGCTAGTAGCAGTGGCCGACTCGCCATGCAAACATAGACTATGCCAACCTTGATTATGGTAGCCTAGCACATTGTCTTGATCACGGTGTTCTACTCGTTGATCAAAAATCTGTGCTGCTTCCTGTGCTATCTGTTTACAAGGTACATCAATATCTAGTGCCAACCACGACAACCCGCTGTGAACTTGGATCCAGGTGTCAGTGGGTCTATATTGCAAAACAGATTGTATTAGAGGGTTCATTTTGGTTGCGCACAAACAGATGTCTAAGTGTGGTCAAGGTTCTAACATCATCATCAAAATTACCAATTCGCATGTTACTGCCTACTTCTGGCACGTTGTGTAATGCACACCAATTGCTGTAATTTTCCGGGCGAGTCCACATTATAGGCTTTGACAACGTGATTTCTAATTTGCCACTCAACATTTCAAAGTTATTGGTATCAACATCAAACCCATCAGTGTCATGATTACAAAACTTTTCCCAACTACTACGCCCAAGATTATCATATGCCAACATGATATTACTAGTGGCGTGGTCTAAAAATTTAGTACCAAATTTATTGGGTATTTGCCATGGATGCACGCGATAGTTTTGAAACTGCCAGGTAAAACATGTTTCAAGACGATGTATGTCATGATTTATACCACGCCATGCAGACTCTAGATTTAATTGTTGTAACAACAAAGGCAGCTTGGACCAGCGTTGTCCTGCTGCGACCCAATCTCTATGCAGCTTATTCAACTGCGTTTGATCAAACAAATCAGTGGGCCATTCAGTGATCAAAGGTGGCAAGCCTAGTGGTGCTGCTTGAATAGCATGGACATTGGCCTGCAAACTATCACGAATGGTCATAGCATCCGAACTCACACCACACTCAAAACTGTTGTATGAGTCTAGACGTCCAAGCCAGTAAAGAAAAAGGTCTGGCCAGACCACACGGAATTTGATACTATCTCCAGATGGTTGCCAGACCAAGCGTGCGTACATTGTTAACTAGACTTTTGACGTGCCCGAATCATGGCCAAGATATCTTCGGCCTTGTTGCCGCCCGCAGCAGGTGTTACCACTGGTGCTGTAGCTGCTGGTACGTCTTCTTCTTCATCAACAGCGGCTGTGACTGCAGGACTAGCAACTTTTGATTGCACACCTCCACCTCCGCGTGACACCGGAGTGTCTTCGTCTGCGTCAGTGGCACCGCTAGGTGCTGCCATGCCCGCTGGACGATAGTACTGACCCCAACGTTCCATGTCAAATGGCTGCCCATCTACACTTGCTTCGAACATTTCTTTCATCACACGCAGTTCAACTTCACCTGGCTTCTTGGGCAAAAAGCCGGCCAGATCAAATAGGCCATGCTTTTCTATTGCCTCTGCTTCTTCTGCGGTGAGCGATGATTCTTTGCGGCTCCACTTGGAAGTGTTGTAGTCAGCATAACCGCCTTTTTGTGTCTTGGCAATGCGGAAGTCTAGACCAGCTGCGTAGTCAGTTGGCATTTCAATTAGTTCTGTATCCATCAATGCAGCCTTGATGATTGTAAAGATCTGAGGACCAATAATGAATCTACGAATTGGATTCTCTGGTGTCTTGTCTTCACTTAGTGGATTCTCACGCACAAATCCTTGAAACACATAGCTGCGCTTCTTCCAATACTTACGACCTAGTTCTTCAAGACTCTTGTCTTTGAACCAAGGACGTACTTCTGCTAAAATTGGACATGCTTCGTTCCACATTTCCACACAGGGTACCTGAACATAGGTTTGCTTGCTGTCTGCTTCGCCCTTGACGCCATTGAATGGCAGTCGAATCATAGCACGCTCGACCCAGAAAAAAGTATTCTTGGAATTGCCGTCTGGCAAAAAGCGCACCAATGCGCTGGTTCCTTCTGCTATGTTCCAATGTGGGAAAATTGCGTTGTCGCCGCCGGTTTGACCGCCTTTGTTCGACTCTGCGGCTTGGAGTCGTGCGCGGATTTCTGCTAATGAGGCCATAATGGTTTCTCCTTTGATATGCCTAAAATTTGCCTAATATGCCTTGCGGCATGATGCCTATACACGTCAATAAAAAAGCGCATACACACGGAGTATATGCGCTTTCTACCTCTGTGTCAAATTTATTTATCTTATATCTTGCCTATTAGCGTTTTTAATGTTGCCAGATCTGTTTCTTTCATGATGCTTACGCCGGTCTCAGCAGGATTACCTTCAAAAGTAGCAAGATTGTCTGCCTCATCAACTTCGGGTTCAGGCTGTTTGCTTGCCTTTTGTAGACTAACCAATACTTGACTGATATCAGGATCACCAGCCATTTGTTCTAGGCGCTGCATTATCATGGGCTTGGCATCAGCATTTGGATCATTATCAGCTAACGTCAACAGTTGATCATATAATTCATCGTCTCCAAGGACGCCATCAAGCTGTGATATAACTACTTCAGCATCTGCACCAACTGGCAATGTGGCATTACTCAGCAAATCAATTAACTGTTGTTGCGCTTCTGGTGTATCTGGTGTACGCCATGTGCCTTCTACCATGCGACTAGCCCAAGTTTCAAAAATTTCAGCTTCTCGTGGCATGGTTTCTTGTTGTTGTAAACTAACCAGCAGCGGAAGTGCTTGTTCAATTCTTTGATCAAGTGTTTGTTCAATAAACAGTTGCCGCACCTCTTCAACTAAAGTGTCTTCGGCGCTGATTTCCATAGGCTGCCAACTTTCAAAATATCTACTGTAGCCACGACTGGTCTGTAAACTCTTTAGATTTTGACGCAGTGCGTCATAGTGTTGATTGCCATGTTCCACCAGTTGCCCGGCCTGTCCTTCAAGCACCCGCCCTTGACTGGCCTTGCGGAATCTTGACAGAATTGACAGACTTTCAACTATGTGGGCAATGTGTGTGCCTCTTGGATCATAAGGACGGCCGCCTTGGCGTACATGTTCTAACATGGCTCTGCCGCCAGCAAGATTACGAAATGGTAATTTGAAACGCTCGCTGTCAACTGTTTCAATGAATAAGCTTTCTACATAGCGATATCTAGCATCGTTCTCACCCAGTGTGCGATTGTGCTTGATCACTAGTCTAGCATGTGTAGATTCACCCATGTAACTAACCTTGCGTGTGCCATAGTAGCTCTCAAATAAGCTTTCATGAATTGTTGAAAGATTGTTGAGAGCAAACTTCAATCTATTGATATTTTGCGGTGTAAAGTTCATGAAGTTTTTGCTGGCAAACTTTTTAAGGTGCCTTAGAAATTGAAACCACTCTTCTTTGTCCTGGTCTTCCATGCTGCGCCCAAGATTGTCACCAAAGTAAAGATTTAATACGTTGTCGCTGTCAATTAGGATTTCCGCTGTGCCATAATCTTTGCCCGACGAACTTACCCAATCAAAAACAAACAGTTTACCTTGGTTGATATCAACATCACCAGTCTTGGGATCTACTGGATTTTTACCTGTTTTGGGATCAAGCACTTCAGGATCTAGCCCTCGGCTAGTCAACAAGTTATACAGATCTGTGGAAATATTGGATGTGCTCATAGTGTAATATTTAGCGAGCTAGGCTTATGAAAGGCATGGGTTCTATCACCACATCTCCATGATCCCGGATCTGTTGATCAAGCTCGCTGTGGTAACTCTGTAGCGTTTGCAGCATACGTACCACTAGAATTGTACTCATAACAAGATCGTCGGTTTCACCGGCCTTGGCCATGTAGCTGTTGCCGTTAGCCACAAAGGTCTTTAGCTCGCTGACTAAAGGTCTGCTCATGATTTTCATGCGCCCAGACTCTACTAGGTTTTTAAGCTTGGCGCAGGCAGCTAGCTTGCTTTTGTTTGTGGTGTTAAAGCCCTTACGAAATCTACGCTGGCCTGGACTATTAGTATCGCTTAGAAAATATCCCCGGATGTTTTCTTCGCCCCATTCAGCAATTGATATCAAGGCAGCTTCACCAATGGTGTTGTTTTCCACACTGTAGTAGGTTGACTGTGGATCTTTGACCACTTCATTGATTTCATCAATAATGCCTGCCATTATACGCACTTGCCCTGGGATGTCAGTTTGATTGTGTCGCCATTCAGCAACCTGGATGGTGCTATTTGCTTCAAACACCTGTATCGCAGCAGGATCGCCGCCGGTACCCAGACTTGGATCAAGTCCTACCACATAAATTTTGTTTGGGTCAATCTGTTTGTACCAGCGCACTTGACCAGTTTTGCGTATGGGCTCGGTGCCGTCAAGGTCCAGCAGTTTGATTGCTGATATTAAAGTTTCGTCATCAATAACGAACTCGCATTCCATTTCTCGACGAAAACGCTCTTCGCCAAGCTGGGCTCGCATTTGATCGGCCCAGGATTGGTCCCGATCTGGATGTTCCTGCCATTTGGCTCTGAATGCTTTGAAACCATTGATGCCAAGCTCCGTGGGATTGCCAAACTCATCTTCGCACTTGTTCGCCCCTTTCCAAATATAGGCAAACTGATCTTCATCTGAGTTTGGAGTAGATGTAATCACTGCCTTACCACCAGTTGCCAGTGTGGGTGAAATAGAAGTCCAGAATTCCTTGGCAATCGTGGGACGGACAAACGCAAACTCATCACAGTACAGCAAAGAAATACTCATACCACGACCTGTGTTTTCGGTTGTGGTTTGACTCACAATGCGTGAGCCGTTTTCAAATTCTATTGAGCCTTTGTTGTAGTTTACAACTCCTGCTCTAATGTGATCTGGACAAGATTCATAACCAAAACGCACACGCTGCATGATTTCCTGCGCACCAAGATATTTGTGAGCAGCTACTAGAATTGTAGAGTCTGGAATAAACATAGCATACCACAGTAGGTATCCAGCAGCCAAGGTACTCTTACCTGTCTGTCTAGGCATTAAGGAAATACTAAAGCGATTATGATGATAAGTGTCAACTAGGCGTCGTTGATACTCAAATGGATGTAGTAGCAGTCTACCCTGCGTAGGATGCTGAATATAGAAAAAATTGTCTAAGAAATAGTGAGGACCACTTTTAGGATCAGCACATTTTGCAAAATCAGTGAGCTCTCGCTCGCTATACATCATGGGCTTGTGCGCTGGCTTAATTAATACGGTTTCTAGTGTGCTCATAGGATTATTTACTGCGTTTAATCAAGATGCTGTGCGATTTCAGGCCATAGCTGTGCAAACCGGCCTTGAGTAGATGCATGAAACTTTGTTTCTATTGCTTCAATGTGTTGGCGAAACTGAGGTCTAAGATCATGTTTACTAGTATTTGCTAATACCTGTTGCAAAAAATCCTGTTCCATTGGCAAACACAATCCGCTTTGTAGTACAGCGCGAATTTCGCTGTGT